ATTGCTAATTGTTCACCTAACTGCGCACTTTCTTCAGCAGTAAATCCAACAGACTGTACAACTTGACCAGTTGTTTTAAGAAGATCTTGCAATTCAAAATTAGCCATACCAGCTTTATTTGCAAATTCTTCAACAAAGGCGTTTAATTGTTGTCCACTTTCACCAGTACCAAAAACAACATCAAATGCAGATCCAGCTTCTTTTGCACTAGAAGCAAGATTGACCATTTCCTTGCCAACTGTACCAGCGGCAAGACCAAGTCCAGCAATAGCAGTTGCACCAACTTTTGCAATACCAGTAGCAACATTGCCCAAACCTTGTAATGCTTTTTGTCCCCTTGTTATTGATTTAACTTCATAAAGGCGATCATTATACGTAGTCATAATTCTATCTTGTTCATTTGCAACAGTTCTTTGTACAACATAACCACCCTTACCAAATGCACCAAAACTTGACGTACCACTTGCGTATTGGTTTCCTATCCAACGTCTGTATGGAAATGTTGCACCACTTCTTGAATAACGTAATTTACCAACTGCGTTACGATCTATCTTACGCATTTTTGAAGATCCACGTACTGGCACAAGTAAACTATCACGACCAAATTCCATTGACAATGCAGACGGTTGCCTGTTACTTGGCTTACCTATTTTAATTTTTGCTTGTGTTCTTGTTGCTTGTGGTTTAATATTTTTTGTTGATCGTACTGCTTTTGGGACTGGTTGTTTTGCGCCAAGTTTTCTAGCTTTATCAGATACTTCTTTTGCTATTTCTCTATTAAATGCACGTAACGCTTTTAAAACGTCTTTCTTGCCATAACGATTTAATTCTTTTACAATTTCCCTAACTTCACTATTGTCAATTGCTAAGTGATTAAATTTCGCCATTGCTGTTTCTTTTTTTTATCATTTCAAAAAGTGCTTCAAACATGTCCATGTCCAAGTCCATTACTTCGTTGGGACTTATTCCAACTTCCAAGCTAATTAAAGCTACTACGTCAATGAACTTGTTTAACCTTTTGGGTTATCAGTTCCCCCAGTAATATCTATTTCTTCAACTTTTTCAATCCAAGTATCATAATCATCTGTGACGCCATTGCGCTTTGCAGATAACCAAGCCAAATACAATATCCACTCATACTTCTGTGTTTCAGTAAGTTCGGATATTGGCACGTCAAATTTACGTTCAAATTTGACAATATCAACTGGTTTTACTTTTAATTCGTAAGTTGTTCCGTCAGACATTGTGACGGTTATATTACCCACTAGGAAGTGGCTCTTGTTATTGTCCCGCTTGTTGGAAACGAAACGGACATTGTTGCAAGTTCCCCAACTGCGTTAGCAACTGGAATATGTTGGTTAACCAAAATAGATCCACTGTAACTTGGATTTGTTGCGCTTACTGATCCACTTGTTGCTTTTAGAACAAATGTTGTTGTGCTTCCAAAAAGTGGAAACATTGTTTGATCAACTTCTGAACTTGCAAAGTCCGCTTGAAAATCAATACTCAACGTTCCAGACTTCAAACCCCCTGTTTTTGACATAAAGGTTGACCCGAAAGCAGTTGTATCTATTTCTTCAGAATTGAGTTCAAGCGTTACACTAGCTACATGATCTGAAAGATCAACGCTATTGATTACTAAACTTGCGTCTGTTAATACAAATTTTGCCATAATTAAAATTCCTTTCTGATTTCATTGTAAATATTCTTAAACTAATTTGTTTATGTGTGTTATTCTATGCCAACTGTTGCATGTATCGCAAAGTTTGGATTTGTGCCAGATACAGTGTAATTTAAACGCCAGTGCGTATCTGTAATCGCACCAGCTACACTTTGAAAATCTGCACCTATTGCAGTGATCCCAGTAAATGTAATTCTATCTGTTGGACTTGTAAAACTTGAATTGTCATCTGATTGTAATTTGAAAGTTATTGTTGGTGTAGATGTACCACTTACGCTTGTGCAATGTATCGCTACATAACATTTTTCTGTTGCACCAACTGCACCTAAATTAGCGCCAGTAGAGTTACCAGAAGCAGTAATTGATCCGTCTAGTGCGATTGTACCACGCACCATTATTTCAGAAGATTGTGATTTTGTAACACTAAACGGTGCTATTTCACCAACTTCGCCAAAGATTTGATAACTAAATTCTCTTGACTTTGTAAAGTATGCAATATTTCCAACACCTGCGTCTGGCACAGTTGTAACAATTAATTCATTACCAACTGACGTACCAAGCAATGCGTCTGGTTTATTTGCACCTGCTTCATAAAAACCGTCCAATGTCAATTCAGAATTTTTAAGACCAGCTAGTTTTTCTGTAAAACCACCAGATTGTAAAGTTGTTGCGTCTAATTCTTCAGCAGTCAATTCAAGGTTTACATTAGTAACGTGACTTGATAGATCATAACCACCACTGAAAACCTTACCGTCATTAAATACAAATTTAGCCATTATCTTCTACTTCTTCCCATGCTTCGTTTACATTTGGTGTGCTTTTATCATCTTTGACAAATGTACCGTCTTTTTTTCTTGCACGTCTTTTTTTAATTGTAGTAGCTTCAATATGTCCACCTTTAATTAATGATTTAGCAACTTCTTCATCTGTTATAGTTATTGATTTACCTTTTTCTTTGCCCATTACTTTTTTATTTCCTATGATTTTATATTTTGGCATTATCTTCCTTTACAACAACCTGTTCCACAACAGTCCATTAACTACTTCCTTTCGTAAATACTTCAATAGTAAGATTAGCACCTACTGCGTCAATTCCATTTAAACTGACATCAGCGGCATAATTATTCATTTCTACAACCCTTGCGTCTGTATCTGATAAACCTAATGTTCTATTGTTAAAAATTATTTGTCTTATGCTTGATGATCCAGATCCAGTAACAAATGCGTCAAGTTTGTCTTGTGCAGTTCTGCTATCTGATCTTTGTACTGCAACAGTCAATTCAAATTCATAACGATCTGTGCCACGTTGCATTGCCAAGTCAAATTCAATAGATGTTGGAATAAATAAACAAACTGGAAAGTTTATTGCTTGATCTGGAACTGTGTCATAAACACGTAACCCAGATATGTTGGAAATGGTTGTTTTCAAACCGTCACGGATTTGCGCCATTGTTGCCATTACGCTAACCCAAAAACTGTGCCTTTACGAAATGGTGCAATTAATCTAGTTATTTCCCTGTTTTGTTGTATATTTACAACACCAAAGTCCCCTACACCTGCAACCCCTAAAGGTGCATTACGCATTGCAAACAACTCACTGGCAAGCATTAATGTAGCTTGTCTTATTGGCTCTGGAACTTCTGAATAACCCCATTTTGCAGTTATTTCAGCACGTGGCCTATTACTTGAATAATCCAGTGGCCACTCATGATTTCCGTCAGATATTAATTCTACAATATAAAAAGGTGATATTAATATTCCACCAACTACTTGATTTATTGGTAATAATTGAAATTCTGACGCAGACACGGTTGTTTCATAAACACCGTCATCATCATCATCATATTTAACTACTAATCCAGTAGTTGTTGAAATATCATCTACATGTAATCTATATAGATCGTTTGTGAAAAATTTTCTTGCAGTTGCGTTTTGTTGAAAGAATATACGCCCACAAAAAGTATCTATCTGCCTACTTGCCGCATTTATAGCGTCATCAAGAAGATCATCATCAGCAGTATCAGAAGTAGGTATTCCGTTAAATTGCTTTAACTGATTTTGTGTACAGTAGCCATTTGTAATTGCCATAAAAAGTTACTTCCTTTTTTTTCGGCCTTTACTTTTGCCACCTTTCATTTTCTTACCACCGTAATGTTTAGGCATGATCTACTTCTTTTTTTCTACTTTTTTTTCAGCTTTAGGTTTTGCAGTTTTTGTTTCAACTGTTCCACCAGCTTTTTTAATTGCGTCTTTAACTTGTTTAGCACGATCTGCTTTCTTATAAATTTCATAGTGCTTCAACTCTTGTTTCAGCGCTTCTATATATTCTTTGTCTTTTTTTGCCATTTTTTTCCTTTATGGTTTGATGTGTCTGTTGCCAGACACATCTAAACCAACCTATTTAGAAACTAGGTGTAATTAAACCTGTTCCTTGTATTTTTGTCATACCAGCTGGGTATCTTCCAGAAGCAAATGCACTATAACCATAAACAACCATTTTTGTTGTTAATGATCCAGCATTTGTTTCTTCAAATTTCAACTGGAATAAATCATCTTCAAATAAAATATGATCGTCAACTTTGATCACATAAATTTGATCTTGATCGTTACCACCACCGTCTGTGGTTGTAATGTTAGCGTCTGTAATTACTGGAATTCCAAGTAGATTACCAACAACATTTCCGTATGCGGCGGCTTCCCCTATACCCATTGGGTTGTCTGGGTTATTTCCCTGTGGAACTATTAACGGTCTTGAAGAACTGTCTAGTCCAGCAGTGAAGAAACCCCAACGTCTTGGGTGCATTAGTATTGCAGTAGCCGGTGCAAATCTATTTGCATTAACTTTTTGTACTGCGTCTGCTAATTTAGGAAACGCTTCAGCAACAGTTGGACTTCCGTCCGTATAAGTTACTGTATTTATTCCCGAAACATTTCTGATACCTAAAGGTTGTCCAGAAGATCCAGATCCCTCAAACATCAATTCGTCTAATTTACCATAATAAGCGGCAACTAAGTCACCGAAAATAATGTTTTCTAAACTAAAGCCCGGTTGACCACCACGTTCTAGTGCTTGTCTTGAAACATCTTGTTGGCCTGCAATTGTATCAACATTAACTGTTAATAAAGTATCGTCCATGTTTGTTTCTGTAACTGCACTGTTTTGTGACGCTTGTTCGCCTGCACCAGTTCCAGTAGTAATTCTGGAAACTTCAACTTTCATGCCATAAGCTGGAAGTGGCTTTTTAGGCACTGCATTATATAATGCAGATCCAGCACGTGCAATCGGTGCATATTCGTCAACAAGGTATTGTGGAACAACTAGCCCAGCAAATGCGCCTGTTCCAATATCTCTAGCTTCAAATTCTTGGTGTGAATTAATTCTTTCTTGTGCTTTATAGTCACCTTGTCTTGCCGCATAAGCGTCTGCCAAGAAAGAGTTTTCGCCACCCTTTCTGTACATGTCTGGCTCATTGACTTCAACAATAGCTTCTTTTTCGCTAAGATCTTCATCTTCCACACCTAAAGCATTTCTGCTTTCCTTAACTGCTTCTAAGGTTTCGTTAAGCTCTCTGGCTTCATCAATTTTTGTGTTGAGTTCTTTTACTTCACCATGTAATTCTTGTGATCTTGCATATTTTGCGTCAAATTCTTCACCAGCTTCCATGTTGTCAAGTTCTTCAACTAATTGATCAAGTTCAGCAACTTTTGCGTCCCTAGCTTCAATTATATTTTTCACTTTGTTTTCCTTTGTGTGTTTATCTTTTACTTATGCGTTTAGTGTAAATATTAAGTGTGTGATACGACTTCGTTTTTACGGCTCTACGACTTTTTACGAATACCGTCCCTTTCAAGTTTCATTTTAAGTAATTCAACTTTGGGATTGCTTCGTTTTTCATCAACATCATTGTCCGTAATACTTTCAACTTTGTTAATAAAACTTTCTAAAATTTCTGTTGCTTTGTCACCAGATCTTGCTTCAACAAGTTCTTTGTGTAGATCTTCAATATCTAATCCACGTAATTTTGCACCTGCCCACGGGTTAGCTGGGTAAGTAACCACTGACACGTCAAAAAGTCTTGCTTCGTTTACTGATCTGTTTTGACCACTTTCATCAAATTCGTCTTTGATTGCTTGAAATGCAAATGACATTTCGTTTAGATCATTTCGTTTCATAGCACTAGCAACTTCTGCAACCGTAGGATTACTTGGATCTAATTCTGCTCTTACGAATAATCCGTAATCATCTTCTTCTAATTCTAAAGTTCCAGAAGATGTTCTTGCTAATGGAATACCGTCATGATTTACTAAAAATCTTACATCATCTTGTTCTTGTAATGTTTTTTTAAATGCGCCTTGTTTTATTGTTTCTTCATATACACCTTTGCTATCACGTACACCATACGCTTTGTCAAAGACAGAAGCATAACCAGTAAACAACAAAGTGTTATTATCGTTTTCTTTGCGTTCTTCTACTGCGCTAAATGTGAAACTTCTATTTTCAGTTTGTCTTTCCATTTCTTTTAGATTAGTTGACCTTTTTTGGGTTTCCATAGTGTTTGATATAGCAACCACTGGATCTAATACTTCAATATGTTGATCGTTCATACTTTTTTCCTCTTTCTTTGAATATCTTGGGTGTTGTTCTGGAAGCAGATCGTTATCACTTTTATAAGCTGGATTTTGTGGCCTATCATTTTTTAACAAATAACTAAATGCACGAAGTCTTGCTAATCCCCATGCTTGACGACTTACGCCCGGACGGTGTGAAGTGCTATATGCACCAAAGCCACGTCTAACAACTGCTTTTGCAGTACC